ATAGATATTAAAACCTGTTGGAGACCAACAATTGTGGAAGGAGATGCGAAGTTGTATGATCAAACTGTTCGAGAGGCATTTGTTAATTTGTATTTTTCGACAATGACAATGCATTATGACCAGACTGATCCGGACGCTCAGATGATAGAGGAAGTTTTAAAATTTCTTTTGAAGAATATGATTACTAGAGTTACTCAGTTGTTCGGAGATGTATGGGGAATAGTAACAGGGGGGGTTCCTTCGGGAGCCTTTAATACGAGCCACATGGATTCTTGGATTATGGCGTTGTATTTCTGCTTGTTCTGTGTTTGGCAGATAAATCAGGCTCCGATAGAAGTGCAGGAAGAATTAGAGTCTCACTTCTTTTTATATATTAGATTAATTGTCTATGGGGACGATCATTTGTATAATAAAGGAGAAGGAGTAAGTGCGCAGTACTTTGGAGGTCAGGCTTTCGCTGACTTTATGAAGAAACATTTTGATGTCACTATTCGGGATTTAAAAGATGGAATTCCGTTCTGTTCCACGACTACACCAGATGGATTTGTTCGGAAAATGGGGGCAACGTTTCTGCGTCATCAGTTTGTGCTGAATCCTAGCATAAAGAAGGATCAGCCGTGGTGTCTTCCGTTCCGAGAAACCAGAGAGTACATGATTCGCGCAGTGCATGGTAGAGAGACTAAAAGTAGAGATCAGATTGATGTATTGTTGAGTGTTGTAGGCCATGTTTATGGTACGTATGCGTCGAACCCGGATGCATATGAACGTCTCGCAATATTTTATTCAGAATTGGTTTCGTCGATAGTGGATAATTTAGCAGATCTCCCAAAGTTAATGCGTAGTCGTATGACGGAATTAGATCTTAAGAAAATTCGTCAAACAAATTTAACAACAGATGATATTTGTAATGGTTTCCCTACTTGGGATACCTTAGTGGATAAGAATCGTTATGATTCCCACTATCAAGACATTTCCCAGATCCCGTTAGATTTTGATTCAGATATCTCGGGACTGGATGATGTTTTCTAGTAGTAGGCTTCTCTTTAAAGCCGGCTGATCTAGCCAATGGTTGCATAATTCTTTTATATCTTTTTAAGTAAAAAAGAGACAAACAATTAAAATTATAAAAATTACATAACCTAAGGGAAA